GTACAATATCTCCCCAGAGACGCTCTTGGAGGAGAGGCATCCATCGTCTACCGTTGATCGAATACTTAATGAGGAGATAAACTTCGAACTGTATAAGGACAACGCTGTTTGTGCTAACGGTTCAATGTACCGTAAGGATAAGCGTGGATTCCTTCCAGAGTTGATGGATAAGATCTATAAGGATCGAACCATCTACAAAAAGAAGATGCTTCAAGCGAAACAAGAATATGAGAAGACTCCAACTAAAGCACTTGAGAAAGAAATCGCCAGATGTAACAACATTCAAATGGCGCGTAAGATCCAACTCAACTCTGCTTATGGTGCTATTGGTAATCAATACTTTCGCTATTATAAGCTTGCTAACGCCGAAGCAATCACCCTCTCTGGTCAAGTCTCCATCCGTTGGATTGAGAACAAAATGAATCAAAAGATCAATAGGATCTTGAAAACTGAAGGAGAAGATTATGTTATTGCTTCTGATACCGATTCCATTTATCTTAATTTGGGTCCTCTGGTTGAAAGTGTATACAAGGGAAGAGAGAAAACTACTGAAGGCGTTGTCACGTTCCTTAATAAGGTGTGTGAAATGGAACTTGAGCCGTATATTGACCGTTGCTACCAAGAACTCGCGGACTACGTAAACGCTTACGACCAGAAGATGTTTATGAAGCGTGAGAACATCGCTGAACGTGGTATCTGGACTGCAAAGAAGCGATACATTCTCAACGTGTGGGATAGTGAGGGTGTTCGTTATGAAGAACCCAAACTGAAGATGATGGGTATTGAGGCAGTCAAATCATCCACTCCTGCACCTTGCCGCAAGATGATTAAGGATGGTCTTAAACTGATGATGAACGGTACTGAAGAAGATGTTATCAACTTCATTGATAAGTGTCGTAAAGAATTCAAACAACTTCCTCCTGAGGATATTGCTTTTCCCAGATCAGTGTCGGATGTGGTAAAATACCGTTCCCACTCAGATATCTATGTAAAGGGAACTCCTATTCATTGTCGTGGTGCTCTTCTCTTCAATCACTATATTAAGGAAAAGAAACTCACGAATAAATACTCACTCATCAATAACGGGGAAAAAATCAAATTCCTGTATTTGAAGAAACCCAATATTATTCGGGAGAATGTTATTTCATTCATCCAGGATTTTCCACGAGAACTCGACCTTGACAAGTATGTGGACTATGACCTACAATTTGAAAAGAGTTTTGTCGAACCCCTCAAGGCAATCCTTGATGCAATTGGGTGGAATGTAGAAAAAACTGTAAACTTGGAACTATTTTTTGGCTAAATGGATCTGCCTATCAACGACAAAGAACTCGCTACTATTGTAAGTGCCCTCCGACTTGGTGGAGACGCTGCTCTCTATCAAAAACTCACACGAATCAAAGAGATCCGTGATGCTAATCCAGGAGGACCTTACAAGAAAATTGCCCGTGAAGAATTTGGATTTGTTATTTAATGGACTTTCTTAAAGAAATTGTAAAAGAAATCGGTGATGACTACACAAAACTCGCATCCGATATTGACGATACTGAAGAATATGTGGACACGGGTTCGTACATTTTTAACGGACTCGTATCAGGTAGTATCTTTGGTGGTGTATCTAGGAATAAGATTACTGCCATTGCTGGCGAGTCTAGTACTGGAAAAACTTTTTTCAGTCTCGCCGTTGTCAAGAACTTCTTGGATTCTAATCCTGATGGGTATTGCCTATATTTTGACACTGAAGCCGCTGTTAACAAGTCTCTTCTCGCAAGTCGCGGCGTTGACCTAGATCGTACTGTTGTGGTCAATGTTGTCACTGTGGAAGAGTTCCGAAGCAAGGCACTCAAGGCAGTTGACCTTTATTTGAAAAAACCTGAAGATGAACGCAAACCTTGTATGTTTGTGTTAGACTCTTTGGGGATGCTTTCCACTGAGAAAGAGATTACTGACGCACTAAATGATAAACAAGTTCGGGACATGACCAAATCCCAACTTATCAAAGGTGCTTTCCGTATGCTCACTCTCAAGTTGGGTCAAGCGAACATCCCAATGATCGTTACCAATCATACCTACGATGTTATCGGCGCATACGTTCCAACTAAAGAGATGGGTGGCGGTTCTGGTCTTAAGTATGCGGCGTCCACGATTATTCATCTTTCTAAGAAGAAGGAGAAGGATGGAACAGAAATCGTTGGAAACCTTATCAAGGCAAAGACTGCTAAGTCGCGTCTGAGTAAAGAGAATCAAGATGTTACGGTTCGTCTATATTATGATGAGCGTGGTCTTGATCGTTACTATGGTCTGCTAGAATTGGGAGAACTCGGCGGTCTTTGGAAGAATGTCGCTGGGCGTTATGAGATTGATGGGAAGAAGGTTTATGCGAAAGCAATCCTGAAAGACCCTGAGACATATTTCACCCCTGAGGTGATGGAAAAACTGGACACCATTGCAAGAGAACACTATTCCTATGGAGCGAATTGAGACAACTATTCTGCGAAACCTTGTTTTCAATGAAGAGTACTCTCGCAAAGTAATTCCGTTTATTGAACCTGATTATTTTGAACAGAGAACCGAAAGGATTATCTTCAAGGAGATTACTCAGTTCATTGTGAAGTATGGTGCTGCTATTACCACAGAAGCACTACGAATTGAATTGGAGAATCGTACAGATCTCTCCGAAATGGAAATCAAAGAATCCCGTGAAATCACTGCGGGATTCAATGACGCTCCTGTAGAAAAACAATGGTTGCTTGATACTACTGAGAAGTGGTGTCGCGACCGTGCGATTTATCTTGCCCTGATGGAATCAGTCAGCATTGCTGATGGTCAAGATAAAGAAAAGAACCGTGATGCTATCCCGTCGATCTTATCGGATGCTCTTGCGGTTTCTTTTGATAATCATATCGGTCACAACTACTTAGAAGATTATAAAGAACGATATGAGGCGTATCACAAGAAAGAGGATCGTATTCCCTTTGATCTTGAGTATTTCAACAAGATTACGAAAGGTGGTCTTCCTAATAAGACTCTTAATGTCGCTCTTGCTGGGACAGGTGTTGGTAAGTCTCTTTTCATGTGTCATATGGCTAGCTCCGTTTTGCTTAACGGACGTAACGTGCTTTACATTACAATGGAGATGGCAGAGGAGAAAATTGCTGAACGTATTGATGCAAACCTTCTGAATGTGCCGATTCAAGACCTGGTAGACCTTCCTAGAACTTCATTTGAAAACAAAGTAACCAGTTTGAGTAAAAAAACTCAAGGTCAACTTATAATTAAAGAGTATCCTACTGCCAGCGCACACAGTGGACACTTTAAGGCACTTCTTAATGAACTTGCACTTAAGAAGTCTTTTAAACCTGATATCATATTTGTGGATTATCTCAATATTTGTGCCTCGTCACGTTACAAGGGATCTGCCAATATTAATTCCTATACTCTTGTTAAGTCGATTGCAGAGGAACTTAGAGGATTGGCTGTCGAAGCCGAGGTCCCTATCGTATCTGCCACCCAGACCACTCGTTCTGGTTATGGTAGCTCTGATGTTGACCTTACTGATACTAGTGAATCCTTTGGTCTCCCTGCTACTGCTGATCTTATGTTTGCCCTTATTAGCACGGAAGAACTGGAACAGTTGGGACAGATTATGGTGAAGCAGTTGAAGAACCGCTACAATGATCTTTCAGTCTTCAAGAGATTCATTGTCGGTATTGACCGCGCCAAGATGCGTTTGTATGATTGTGAGCAAACAGCGCAAGATGATATACTTGACTCTGGGCAAGAAGAGGAGTATAATTACGAGGAACAGAAACCTAAGAAGTCATTCGATGGATTCAAATTCTGAGATGATGTTGAAAGTCCAAGCAAACTCTCCTTATAATGATGGGTGGACTCAACAATTTTATCGTGAACAACTAGAAAAGAAACAATCTAAAACTATGAGTAAGCAAGTCGATTTTGAAAAGTACGAAAAGTTTGTTGATGCCGTCACTTCTGATGCATCTACAGATTTCGTTGCTCTTTCTGACCGTCTGGTTGAACTAGATGAGAAAGGTGCAAACATTGAGCGTCTT